CTAGCTGAGTAGTTCTCACTGATAGTGTAAGAACACTGCGGGGCTTTCGCCCCGCTCCCACGACGGCCGCACCTCAAAGAGTAGCGGTACGACAATCGTGGAAATCAGTGGACCCCCGGGTACCTACCCGGAATCGGCATTGGGAAAGAGCTCTTCATAGAACTCCTCCCGGTCAACCGACGCACCTGGTATCGCTTTCCTGAGGCGACAGAAAGTTTCTGTCGCCTCCGGTTCGTGCCCAACTTCATCGGGCTCCGAAGAGCGGTTCCAATTCGTGCAATGCCACGCGAGGTACATTCCGGTCTCCGGAAGGTTCAACTTCCTCTTAACCCTTACGAGTTTCGAGTGAGAAGAACCGACGGTCACGGCCTGTGTGTCCACGCGTAAGTCAGTGCCACCCCAAAGATTCTGAGGGACATGCATAAGTAATTCCCGCCATCTATGAAAAATAGCGGGGTATGCATATCGACGCACGGGATCAGCCATCGCCCAAAGGCGAAACTGATTACACACCCGAATCACATCAGTGAGACGAGTGGGTAAGCGCTTCAGATAGAAAGGAGTTACATCAACCCCATTATAATAATGACCTCCACAGCTTTCCCGAAAGGGACCGTCATGGAACGACTTATCCGGATTAATACTGAAGCCAAACAGCTCCAGTATCCAAACCGCCGAGTCGTACATACCAGAAGGTATGATTAGATCATCACCATAAACGGAGATGACGCCCGGGACACCCTCAAAGTAGGCTACAGTACGCATAAGAACGTAGAAGAGAAGACTCTCTAGTTCAAACGTGAAACCATTACCCATCGATGAGAACATCTCCGTTCTGACAATCTCTCCATCTACTTCGACAGTATGAGAACGAATACCATTAAGGTACTCGAACCAATCAGTCGGTAGCAAAGCCTGGACAACCGAGACCGTGATCGTGTCACTCGCAGAAGACAAATCGAGTGTAGCAACAGCATTGCTGATGCTACCCTGATGAGCCAACTTGCGGTTGATCGATTGGTCATTTAGGTTAATCCCTTGCTTTTTAAGACGTCGGCGAATATGATTGCCAACGCCCTTTTGGAGAAACATATTGACATCTGGCTCTTTACAAGCACATCTATCAATGTCAGATTTCTTAGGAACGGTGAAGAGTTTTGCCCCAGGCACAACATTAAGTGTGCAGAGGGACTCATACTCTCGAAGCAATGGGGCTACATGGTGGATCACACCTATGTAACGCATTGCCTCCTCGGTAATGTCTGCCTTGCCGACGAACTTTTGAGCTGGTTGGCTCTGAGTCCGTCCGCGGCTCGTGCTCGCACCTCCGGAGAAGGATCCTAAAGCGACATAGTCGTCTAGGGTACCCAGAATCCGGGATGTTAGTCCCTGAGCAAACGACAAGAATGAATAGAAGGTTACACGTGGTAACACGTTATACCCTCGATCCATCCCACGAAGACGTCGGTTTGTTATGACGTTCTTTGCTTCGGTGGAAAACCACTTAGTGATCGCTCGAGAGCGACGTTCGGAGGCCGGTGTCACCTTTTCATCATGGTACTTGCTTAAGTACTCTGATTGAAGGTAAGACACCGCAAAGTCTTCGGCGTCGTCTAAGGTAAAACAGTCTGTAAGACTGACGATTACCTTCTGGCAGTCAGCACCAATGACACGGTTAGCATTAAAGCTAGACCTATTGTCATTAGTACTAGCGTTTCGTTTACGGGCGTGCTTTTGCATTCCTCTGCTCCTCTTGGAGTCACGATCATTGTCCCGGGAAATCCGGATACTTCCGCCTGATGAATTTCAGACGGGAGCGACTGGCCGGCCATTAATAAATGGCCGACAGGTTAACAAGGAGATCATTCAGCATGGTCTGGCTCGCGGGAAGCGAGCTATAGAACATGCCGACGACATCCTTACGTTCCTGGTCAGTCGACAATGCATCGAAAACGAATTCGCAATCCACATAGGACGTGCGCAGAACGGTCGGCGTCGAAACACCGTTGATCGTCTGCGTCGCCACTACGGGGACCGCCAGTCGCAATGTCGTCCGGTACTTTCCGTTCGACTTGCGCTGACTTGCAGAATAGCGGGGATTCCCCGCCGGAACTGCTGTCTTCTCAGAGAACACCGCAACCCCGTTGGCATCAGTGCCATCGGGAGTGTAGGTGTGAGCGACCGGAGTCGCGGCTCGATCCGTGAGGACGAGGTTAGTCCGTGCGGACATAGTACTTCCTTTCGATATATTGTTGGAAGGATAGTCGTGTTCGACCGTAAAGTGACTCCTATTTAAGGGATCCAAGAGCTAAAACCGATAAGGCAAGTGCCTTTAGCGGTCTGTCGCCCCTCATTGGGTCCTGGTCTAACCACAATCCGGGCATCGGAAAAGACCCTAAAGTCTGCCGATTGTACCCATCATAATTGATTATCCCGGTGGCGTTGGAATGGCTAATCCCAGTCTGCTCCCTCGTGTCGAAGTTCAAATGCTGTGCATAAGTACCGCGACCTTTGAGACGACAGGAGACTGAACCATCCACCCAGGTGAGTCCATGAGACGCAGTAAGCGCCTGTAGGACGGATCCGATCGGGAGAACCCAATCGATAATAAAGCTCCACGGCATCAAATCCCAAGCCAAAGAGGCGGGATTTGCTAGACCCAATTGATTCAAGGCACGAATGCCAGGACTATTGGGATCTACTTGAGCCCACAGGTTACAACGGACTTCAGATTTAGTATTAAACTGAACCTGAGTCCAAGAACCATTAAAGCCTTCGTCATATATTGTGACGGGGCCAGAAGCGTAGCGTTTCGAAACGCCGCGCCCCCGAATGAGAAGAGGTTTATTACTCATCTCTTTCAGGATGTGGACTGTGTCGTAGACGTCTTGCATAAGGGGTTTTATACCGTACACGTATTCGAGATAGCGACGAGCGACGTCCGTTGGACGATGACTTAGCGCATCTACGCCTACTTGACGGATAAACACGTCCCACGAACGAGTGTTCCTAATAAACCTTATCTTATTTACGATATAGGTTAACGGGTTCGCAAGTAGTCGGACGGTTTGCCCCATAGTGGCAAGGTTCTCTCCAAGGCCAGCAGAATCGCTGACCAAGTTAAGTAGAGCTTTCGTCACAGCCTCGTTCTGCATAGAACCAGGTATGGTTGGGTAATCCTTCAACGCATTCATGCCCGTATTGACATTTTTGATGCCAGGGTACATGACTGCGTATTCGGGAAATCCAGGATTCGCACCGCCAGGGGTTGAGGTGATTTTGACCGGTTGGTCAACAAAACCATTTTTCTTCCAAGTAGCAGAGCTACTTTGGGAAGCCCCAGGTGTGATACGAAAATGCCTACGGGCATAAGGCGTAGCCTTCCTGAATACCTGACCATTAATGTGCACAATTTGACCAGATACAGGTGGGCTCTTATCCGAACTCTCGACCGTTGTTAACGGACCGACAATAGTTTGGACAGGGTTATTCCCTAAAAGCCTATACGCTGATCCTCTTGTGTTGACATCCATGACGTTTATTCCTTTAGCTAGGAGTAGGCGTCAGAATTGACGAAGCAGAACACTGCTTAAGTTCGAACGGATGTCCGAACTCCCTAGACTACGCATACTTTCCAGCTCATCTTTTATACGA